GTAGTATTTTCTGTTTTTGTTGCTGTGTTTACCATTTTTTCCTCTTATAAATGATTTAATTTAAATAAGACAATTATTTGCCTTAACTATTTTATACATCAGATTTTAATAAATGTAAACATTAATAATGCATTTAATTGAAAATAATTTAATGTGATATACCATATGGCAAGTCAGGATATAGTTGTAGACATTTGCTAGTAGTATGCAAAATGTTTCACTAGGTATGCTTTTTTTGGTGGTGTCTTTTGTTGTATCTGATTATTAGTCAGTTTATAGAATTGTATAAGTGTTTAATATTATTACGTTTCAATTTACCTTTACACTTTTACAATTACACTTTTACGCATTCAGAAAAATGAATCATTCAATTTGACCCACGGCAATTCCGGCTAGCACGGAGGGGCAAGAGCCACTACCGGGTGGGGCGTTAGCGTTCACAAAACCCTACACAGATCAGGAAAAAGAGGTGTTAACCACTTTTGTTGCACAAATAACACATTGCACTAGGATCACAATATAAAAATAATGGTGTTTCTTGCATTTTAGGGGTTGACAACTTAAATATTATGTGTAAAACTACCCATTAAGGGTGTTACAGTTAAGAATGATTCAAAAAAACTTTATTAATACACCTAAATGTACACTTAAATGCAATAAATGTACAATATATTGAAAATAATGCTTGACAATGCGAAAGAAATCTGTAAAACTATATAACTATACGTCTGTACTAGACGAATACTACAATGTGCTTCTATCTAAAAAGGGCATTAGTAAGTTAAAAAAGATGCATATACCTGTATCTGATGTATTTTATGTACAAAAAGCAATAGAAATGAATACAGGTGTTAAATATAGCCTAGATCATGTAGAAAGAGCTATGTATTTAGAGGGTCATTTGAGTGCATCGGATGTATTAGACCCTTATGTACCACGAGGATACTGTAGTTATGATAAAAACAACTAAATATACACCTGGATTTTTAAATGAAGTTAATTTTGTAAATAAATTAAAGAAAAAAGTCAATCAAGATTATAAAGAAATATTGAAGTTTAAAAACAATTTAAAGAAGAAAGTGGGCAAGCCACAATGATAACACCAGAAAAGTTAGACTCATGGAGAATCGTGCCTAGAGCATTAATCCTGTCTTACATGGTTGTATTTTATCAAACGTGCAATTGGTTTATGAATCTAGCAGAGCCAAATAATGCCCAAGCAGGTTTCGTATCTGTAGTTGTAGGTGCAGGTGCCGCTTGGTTTGGTTTATACGTTAATGGTGGAAGATCACGAGTTGAGGTTTCATCTAAAGTAGAGCAAAGGGAGAATATATAATGCCAACAATGACACGAGCTAAGACAGAAGCTAGAATCATAGATATACTACAACGTAAAGATCCAAAAGTGTCTGCTACTGCTTTACTTACTAACTATGGCAAAAAGTATGGTGAGAAAGATCTAGATGAATTTCTAAATAGATTGGCTACTATACTGAAGCCAACAAAATTTGCTAAAGGTGGTGCTATTATTCGTAGATATAAACAATCTAGAAAAGCTAAACCTAAAAAGCGAACAGTTAATAGGAGTAAGAAATAATGTGGGGAAGAGTTATGTCATTCTTTGCTGACAAAGGCGAGGGAACTAAATGGGATTTAGATTATGGTAAGTTGATTATCATAGGTCTATGTATATATATTGCAATAGCTGTAAGTGGGTGTCATCCACTATTAGTGTAGTGGCTACTTTTCGGTGTGCGAGTAGCCATTTTAAATTATTAGGAGATATAAATGATTATACCTTGTTCAGTATGTAGAACTTATAAAGAGTGCGAAAAGCACAAAAGATGTTTAAAGGAGTAAAGTATGATTTATTTTTATCCTGTACCTTGTCCTCATTGTCCTACTAAAGATGAATGTAGAGACAATGGTAAATGTGCAAAGGAGTAAGTTATGGCAGTAAATAAAGCAGGTAACTATACTAAACCTACAATGAGAAAGAATCTGTTTAATAGAATAAAAGCAGGCAGTAAAGGTGGTAGACCCGGACAATGGTCTGCACGTAAAGCACAGATGTTAGCCAAACAGTATAAAGCAAAAGGTGGTGGCTACAAGTCTTAATGTCGTATTTAGTAAGTAACATTCCACATTTTAAATGTTGGGTGAGGAGAGAATATACGTGTAACCATGAACAATATCATGGAGAGTTTTTACATGCAATGGCAATTGCAATTAATACAATACCTGACAGATGCCTAAGTTTTCAAGTAGTATTTACAGGATGTGAAAGCGACTTTGATGATTCACAAAATATTCATGGTGGAGCAATGTGGGCAAGAATGCCAATCACAGCACTTGTTGCTGATGAAAGATTGGAACAATGGCCGGAGAGAATGGATACACATTTAGCTCAGCCGTGGGATTGCAGTTCACATTATCATTCAGTAATTAAGTTCGATAGAGCTAGTTCTAGTCCTTATCTATGTAAAATAGATGGCGAGTTCTACAAAGGCAAATACTTATTTACTGTAGATTATACTGAAAATGATATCGCTGATGATCCAGCACAACATAAACAAAGTCATGTAATTCAATTGACAGATGCAGATAAGTGGACAGGCAACATAGTTGCGTTGCCTAACAACAGAGTCAGGACAACAAGTCCTGCATTATGGGAGACAGGCGAGGGTGTACCTGATTTTAAGCCTAGTCAATATATACATTCAGCAGAGATACACAATAGTTATCTTGACCCTGAAGTAACTTTTAACAATCTATATTCGGAGGACAAATAGAATGGCAATGCATGGAATGATGAAAAAGAAAAAGGGCTACGCTAAAGGTGGTGCAATGATGATGAAGAAGAAAGGCTACGCTAAAGGTGGAGCTATGAAGAAACCATCAGATGATCAAAAAGGTTTAAAGAAACTACCTAAAGCTGTAAGAAATAAAATGGGTTATATGGCTAAAGGTGGAATGGCTAAAAAGAAAAAAGGCATGGCTAAAGGTGGTGCTATGAAAAAAAAAATGACAAGAAAGGGTGCGTAACAATCGCAATCGTATCAACTAATGGCACTCGCAAAAAGTCAAAAAAGTCTTAAAGATTGGGGCAAGCAAAAGTGGAGAACATCTTCAGGTAAACCATCAAAGGGTAAACGAAGATATCTCCCTGATGCTGCTTGGAAATCATTAAGTGCGTCAGAAAAGGCGGCTACTAATAGAGCTAAAGCTAAAGGCAATAGACAAGGTAAGCAATTTGTAAAGCAACCTAAAAAAATTGCGAAAAAAACGAGAGCATATAGATAATGGCTAAATCACCCGCATGGCAAAGAAAAGAAGGAAAATCTAAAAGTGGTGGACTCAATGCAAAAGGAGTTGCATCCTATAGAAAAGCTAATCCTGGATCTAAGTTAAAGACAGCAGTAACGACTAAACCATCTAAGTTAAAGAAAGGTTCTAAAGCTGCTAAAAGAAGAAAGTCTTTTTGTTCTAGGATGAAAGGCATGAAAGCAAAGTTAACTTCTGCAAAAACAGCTAGAGATCCTAACTCTAGAATTAACAAATCGTTGAGGAAGTGGAATTGCTAGGTAGTATTACAACAATATTAGGTTCACTAGGTGGACTCGCTACAAGTTACATAGATGGAAAGACGGCTGTGCAAAAAGCTGAAGCACAGATTCGTATGAAAGAAGCAACAGGCGAAATTGATTGGGAGCTTGCTGCTATACGTGCTACACAAAGCAGTTGGAAAGACGAATGGCTAACAATTTTGTTTTCTCTCCCACTGATTCTATGTTTCTGTGGTGATTGGGGTCGACAGATCGTGACTGATGGGTTTATTGCATTGCAGAATATGCCGGATTGGTATCAGATAAGTTTAGGGGCGATTGTGGCCGCATCGTTTGGGATTCGATCTGTCAGTAAGTTTTTTGGAATGAAGAAAAGGTGATACATATAAGATACATCCAAAACTATATAGGTGACAGGAGGTATCCATTAGACAGTTTAAGATATAAGAGTGACTACCTTAGAAGAAAAGAGATGAGAAATGAGTTATACATTAAGTACAAGAAGTTTAGAGAGATTGAACGGCGTAAACGAATCATTAGTGAATATCGTAAAAGCCTCAATAAAAACGACAAAAATTGATTTTGGAGTCACTTGCGGTTTGCGGACGAAAAGTGAGCAGGCTGAGTTGGTCAAAAAGGGTGCGTCACAAACAATGAACTCCCGCCATTTGCCACAAGAGTCTACAGGCACAAGTCACGCAGTCGATTTAGTCGCTTATATTGCGGGACGTGTGTCGTGGGAGTTGAATCTGTATGATGATATAGCTGACGCTATGAAAGATGCAGCAATTAAAGAGGGTAAACCTATTCGATGGGGAGCAGCATGGCATAAACCTTTAAATGAATGGGATGGTAGTGCTGAAGATTTAATGAATCAGTATATTGATTTACGCCGGTCAGAGGGCAGACGGCCGTTCATAGATGCCCCGCATTTTGAGTTAGTCTGATGTGGATGTCAATAATGATTCTGTGTGCTAGTATGAATGCACAGTCTTGTATGGTAATAACAGGTAATGAGTTACATACAAGTAAAGAGAAATGTTTTGAAGATGCTATAGCTAAAGCTAATAAAGCTGTTACGTTTCCTAATGTTTTTCAAGCAAAACCTTTCTGTCAAGTTATACCCGGAACAGAAAAACCAAAAGATGAGGTAGAGATATAATGCCAAGAGAGTTGACACAAAAGCAAAGATTGTTCTTAGATGTTTTGTTTGACAAAGCACAAGGCAGTATTGTTCAAGCTAAAAAATTAGCAGGCTATTCAGATGGTACATCATCGTCTGAAGTTGTTCGCAGTTTAAAAGATGAGATCAATGAAGCGACTAGAGAATACTTAGCTCGTGTTGCTCCTAAAGCTGCATTTTCAATGGCTAATGTCTTAGATGATCCTACAGAGTTAGGTATTAAAGAAAAGATGGTTGCAGCTAAAGATCTATTAGATAGAACAGGTCATGCTAAAACTGAAAAGATGGAAGTGACTTCATCTACAGGTTTGTTTATATTACCACCTAAAGATTCAGATGCAACGCAAACGTAACTATAAAAAAGAATATAAGCAATATCACGAGACACCTTTACAAAAAAAGAAAAGAGCATCTCGTAATAAAGCAAGAAGAGCTTTTGAAAAAGCAGGGTTAGTTACAAAAGGTGATAATAAACACGTAGATCATAAAGACATGAATCCATTAAATAATTCAAAGAAAAATTTGCGAGTTGTAGCTAAAAGAAGAAATGTTAGAATGCAACCAAAAACTAAAACTAAGAGAAGATGAAAACAGAAAGTATAGGTTATTGGGATTTACCACAGCCTGATATAAAAGGGTACACAAATCAATGGTTGCCTATTCCTAAAATGGCAAGAACAATACCATTTGGTTATGTAGAAGATCCTGAAGATCCTAATATTCTTAGACCTATTAAAAGTGAATTAGATGCATTAGAAAAAGCTAAAAAGTATCTAGGGCAGTATAGTTACAGAGAAATATCAAATTGGTTATCGAAACAAACAGGCAGATATATATCTCATGTAGGATTAAGAAAACGAGTACAAGATGAACGAAGACGTAAGAAAGCAGCTTCAATTAAACGTCAGTATGCCAAAAGGTACGAAGAAGTCATCAAGGCGGCAGAAAAAATCGAAACCGAAAGAGTCGGTGCAAGTAAAGCCACAGATTGAAGAAGTCGAAGTTCCTGAAATAAAGTCTGATCCATACGAGGGTAGACAGGTTATATTTGAACCTAATCCCGGTCCACAGACAGAGTTTCTAGCATCTAGTGAAAGAGAAGTTTTATATGGCGGTTCTGCAGGAGGTGGGAAGTCGTATGCAATGTTGGCTGATCCATTACGTTATATTATGCATCCTCAGTTTTCAGGATTGTTAGTTAGACATACAACTGAAGAATTAAGAGAACTAGTTTGGAAATCACAAGAACTGTATCCGAAAGTTATACCTAATATAAAATGGTCAGAACGAAAGATGCAATGGGTAGCTCCATCAGGGGGCAGATTATGGTTTTCATATTTAGACAGAGAAGAAGATGTATTAAGATATCAAGGTTTAGCATTTAGTTGGATTGGATTTGATGAGCTTACACAATGGTCTACACCTTTCGCATGGAATTATTTACGTTCACGTTTACGTACTGCTAGTCCTGACTTGCCTATCTTTATGAGAGCCACTACAAATCCAGGTGGTGTAGGACATCAATGGGTCAAGAAAATGTTTATTGATCCATCTCCATATAATAGGTCGTTTTGGGCAACAGATATAGAAACAGGTGATAAACTTTCGTATCCTAAAGGACACAGTAAAGAGGGTCAACCATTATTTAAACGTAGGTTTATACCAGCTAGATTATTTGATAATCCCTACTTAGCTGAATCAGGTGAATACGAAACAATGCTATTGTCTTTACCTGAACATCAGAGAAAACAATTACTAGAGGGAGATTGGGATGTTAGTGAGGGTTCAGCCTTTTCAGAATTTAATAGAGATATTCATGTCGTTGATCCATTCTCTATACCGAAAACTTGGAAAAGATTTAGGGCATGTGACTATGGGTATGGAAGCTACAGTGGCATATTGTGGTTTGCTATAAGTCCTAGTGATCAGTTAGTAGTATATAGAGAATTATATGTAAAGAAAGTATTAGCTACCGATTTGGCTGATATGATTTTAGATTTAGAACAAGAAGATGGTACTATTCTTTATGGAGTATTAGACTCTAGTTTGTGGCATAAGCGTGGAGATCCTGGCCCGTCGTTAGCAGAACAAATGATTATGCGTGGATGTAGATGGAGACCATCAGATAGAAGTAAAGGAAGTAGGGTATCAGGTAAGAATGAAATACATAGACGTTTACAAGTAGATGATTTTACAGAAGAACCAAGATTAGTATTTTTTAACACTTGCACTAATATTATTTCACAATTACCAGCGTTACCACTTGATAAGAAGAACCCTGAAGATGTAGACACAAATGCAGAAGATCACTTATATGATGCATTGCGTTATGGTGTTATGACTAGACCTCGAAGTAACTTATTTGATTTTGATCCGTTAACACAGAATCAAGGATTTCAAGTTGCAGACCCTAATTTTGGATATTAAATATGGCAGATAAAGATAATGAAATGATGTTTGAAACTGATGATGTAGCTGTAATAGACACTACAGGCGATCAGGGTATTGAAGCTAATGATGTAAATCAAGTTATTGCATTTATAGAATCAAGATTTAAAAGAGCAGAAGATGCTAGATTAAATGATGAACAGAGATTCTTAAAAGCTTATAAAAACTATAGAGGTATATATGGCAATGATGTTCAGTTTACAGAAACAGAAAAATCTCGTGTATTTGTAAAAGTAACTAAAACTAAAACATTAGCAGCATATGGACAAATCATAGAAGTATTATTTGGAAGTTCTAAATTTCCTTTGAGCATCAATCCTACTATATTACCAGATGGTGTAGCTGAATCTGTTCATTTAAATACAGATCCAAATGTTACATCTAGCATGGATGAAATAAAAGATACTTTTGAAGAGCAAACTAACATACCATACTTATTTGATTCAGAAGAGAATAAACTACAACCAGGTGAAACTTTAGAAGACTTACAGAATAGATTAGGCCCGCTAGAAAAAAGATTAGGATCAGTTTCAGAAAAAGTAATTGAGGGTGCAGGTAAAACACAGACAAGTGTTACATTCCATCCGGCGATGGTAGCTGCTAAAAAAATGGAAAAGAAGATATTTGATCAACTTGAAGAGTCAGGTGCTAATAAACAACTAAGATCATTAGCATTTGAGATGGCTTTATTTGGTACAGGCATTATGAAAGGCCCGCTCGCTAAAGATAAAGAATATCCAAATTGGTCAGAAGATGGAGAATATGATCCGTTAATTAAAACAGTACCTACTACTGAACATGTGTCCATCTGGAACTTTTATCCTGATCCAGATGCTAACAGTATGGACGATGCTGAATACATAGTTGAACGACATAAGCTTTCAAAAACACAACTAAGGTCATTGAAGTCTCGTCCATACTTTGACAATGATGCTATTGAAATGGCAATTGAAATGGGAGATACTTATACACGTAAGTATTGGGAAGAAAGCATGGAGGATAATAGTGCAAACTATAGTCCTGACAGATTAGAAGTACTAGAGTTTTGGGGATACGTAGATACAAGTATATTAGAAGAAAACGGAGTTACGATCCCTAAACAATTAAAAGAGTTAGATCAAGTAAGTGTTAATGCATGGGTATGTAATAATCAAATATTAAGACTTGTGCTTAATCCATTTAAGCCTGTACGTATACCATACTATGCTGTGCCATATGAACATAATCCATATTCATTTTTTGGTATCGGTATTGCTGAAAATATGGATGATACACAGACACTAATGAATGGTTTTATGAGAATGGCAATTGATAATGCAGCATTGTCAGGTAATCTTATTATAGAAGTAGATGAA